TCATCTGATCCTCTCCACCGTGACGTGAGCGAGCCCGTCCATGCCGAGCGCGCGAGCGCCGGCGGGCGTCAGGTCGATGATGCGGCCGCGCACATAGGGGCCGCGGTCGTTGATGCGGACTGTGATCGAACGGCCGTTGCCGGCGTTGGTGACGCGCACGACCGAGCCGAGCGGCAGCGTCTTGTGCGCGGCGGTCAGCGCGCGATCGTCGAGGCGTTCGCCCGATGCGGTACGCGCGCCGGAATCGCGGGTCGAATAGAACGAGGCGATGCCGGATTCGGCATGCGCGCTCGTTGCGGCGGCGAGAAGCGCCGCCGTCAACGCTGCGGATTTCACCCTGTCAGGCCAAACCCGGCCGCGGCGCGCCGGCCCAGATCTTCACGAGTTCGTCGCGGCCGCCGTTGTAGACGTCAAGATCGGCGCCGCTTTCCAAGCCATTGACGGTGTGCGGCTTGGGCCCGACGCCGTCGCCGGTGTACTGAATAATGGTATTCCTGGTCCACGGCGGGATCGGCGTGATCAACCGGAACAAATCGGCATTGTCGGCCGGCTGCGCTTTGATGTAGCGGCACTGCCACAACGGCGCGGTGCGCGCCATATCGATCCACTTCGGATCCTGGTGATCAATCTGCTCGCGGATGCGGTTGCCGCCATAGATTCCGCAGGCGCGGCCGAGCTTCTGCGAGACACGGTCCAGAAAGTCGTAGGCCTGGTCGCCGGTCATGTTCGAGGCGCTGTTGTCCTCGAAGTCGAGCCAGGCGCCATCATTCGGGCCGAGCTGCGCAGCAGCAAGAAACGCCGCGACATTGGACGCTACGTTGTCGCCGGTCGCGAAGTCATAGGCCGCCCAAAGAAGCCCCAGCCCCTTCGCCGCGGCCATCCGCTTCGTATAGGCCGGGTCTTTGAAGCCGATGCCTTGCGTCGCCTTGTGGATCGTTGCCCAGATGCCGGACGCAACGATCTCGCTGAAGTTGACCGGGTTGTTGTGATTGAAGTCGGCGATGTTGGGGACGATCGGCATTCTCAAGCTCCTATCTCTCGCAGCCGGTCGGCCTTGCGCGGCGCATAGGTGCATTTCCGCAGCCCGAGCTTGCGTTGCCGTATCCAGATGAAACGTTCAGTGACGCCGAGTTCAGCGGCGATGATCGCCGGGTCGATGCCGGCGCGCTCGCGCAACAGCGCGTCGTGTTTGGTTCGGGTCACGGGCTCTTTGCGCGCGAAGAGTTCGGGCGCGCGCACGGACACAGCCTCGCGCATCGCTTCCCTCACATCGCCGGCGGCAGCGGCACCACACACCAGACGATCGTGATGGTCCCGGCCGGCCCGACGGCCAAGAACGCCCACGCCGTCCGCGTCGGGTTGCCCTGCTTGAGCTTGGTCACGTCGCGGCCGGTGAAATGAAACACGGTGCCGTCGGGGATGAAGGCGCGGCGGTCGCCGTCCGGATAGACGATGGCCGAGCCGTCGATCACGTGGGCCACGCCGTCAGGCGCCTCGCCGGCGATCGTCGCGTCCTGGTCGATCACGACCGGATAGGCATCGGTTTTGCCGCAGCACGAGCAGACTTGAATGCCCGGCGCGCAATACGGGCGCTCGAGCTGATCGAAGAATTGCGTCACCGGCGACGCCGGATCGAAGCCGTGATCGAGCGCATGCGCCGGCCGCAGCGAACAGAACGCGACGCCCGCGGCGACGACAAGAAAGCTGACGACGAGGACCGCGATCAGCCGCGCCAGCCGGCACCGTGCCTCGACTTCGCGCTCGAGCCGGTCGAGCGGCGGCACCGACATGTGTGGGAAATCGCCGTGGGCTTCGTCGTCGCGCATTGCCGTCACTCCCGGAAGGCGACCGCGCCCGCGAGCGAGCGGTAGCGTGTCCGCACCGCATGGCCGTCGTTGCCGCTCTCGACGAGCCAGCGGCCGGCGCCGTCCGGGGCGCCGCGGATAATTCCGACGTGGTGGCGCCACACGGCCACGGCCCCGATATGGGCGAACGTGGGCCGGCCCCAGTGCGCCCAGGCGATGGCGCGGTTGAGATCGCGATCGCCGATACCGAGAAGATGCCGCAGCCAGCAGCCGCACCACGGGATGCCGCGACAGTCCGAAGGGCGCCCATGAAGGGAGCCGCCCGGGAGTCCGGCATTACTGACGGACCACCGCTGCTGATGGGAGCTAACGACAGGGCGGCTCGCTTCATGCGCGTGATGCCGGTGGTGATGATGCCGATGTGCGGCATGCGCCGGCAGAACCGACAGGGCGCAAAGGATCAGCGCGGCGAGAAATGCTCGCATGCGGACACCTCGTTGATGCTTGTTAGATCGCGGACGCCAGCGTTACGGGATCGATACTGCCGCGGCCTGCTGCACGAGCGCCGTGATCTGCGCGGCGGTCAGCCCGATCGTCTCACCAAGCGACAGGAGCGTCGTCGAGTTGGCCGGGATGACGTTGGTGCCATGCGCGAAGAATGCCGACACGGCGGGATTATTGAGCGCGGCGACCGCGCCCTGCGCCGCGGTCCACTGCGCGGCGGTCATCACCGCCTGCAGCTGCCAAAGCTGGCACGTCGGCACCGGCGCCGGCGGCGGCGCGTACGGTGTCGGCGTGTTGCCGGCGCCGAGCCATCCCAGATAGGTCTGGAAATCGGCGTTGAGCGGATCGGGCGGAATGTTGGCGCCATCAGCATTGCGGATGACGGTCTGCGCATTGGCGGCCAACGTCGCGCTTGTGAGCGTGTAGGTCATTTGTCAAAGCTCCGCGCTAAAGCTGGCGATCGGTTCGGTGTTGAACGCCGCGCGATTGTAGACGAGCCCTGCGGCCGTCAAGCCGCTATAATTGCCGAAGCGTATGTCTCCGCCGCCAGCGTCTACCCACGTATCGGCTACATCGACGGCACTTTGGTTGACGGAAGTCCCGCCATAGAGAAGATCGAGAATATTAAGCTGAGTGACCGTCGGCGAGGCCCGCATGGGGGGAATGAACTCAACAGGAAAATCAACCGTGGAAGACGTCGACACCGTACCTATCGAAAAGAAATTGGCATTTCTGTAATATCGCTCACAGAACGGCAGCTCGGTCGCAACCGGACGCAGTTCCGGCGGCGGCGGGTTGGAATTGAGCCCGGTTGCGGCACCCGGGGTGACGCGGATATCAAGCTCAGTAATCTGCACCGTCTTGGTGTTGGCGCCGAAATTGTTGCCGAAGTCGAAGACGATCTCGAGGCCGTTGTAGGACGCCGCGTTGGCCGAGAAGGTGTAGGCGACGAGCGTCCATGCGCCGTTGGCGCAGGCCTGCAGGCTCACCGCATTCACGTCGGCCGTCGACGACGCATAGTTGTCCTGCGCACTCGGCCGGTTCACCGTGAGCTTCGGCGGGATCGATCCACCGGTGCCGTTGTAGACCTGCGCCGCGACGGTGATGGTCTGGCTGCAGAAGGCGGCCGCGATCAGGCTCTCGATGCGCTGTTTTATGATGACGTCGGTGACCGAGGTGGCGCCGGTCACCTGCAGGCTGTTTTTGGTGACGAGCCGCCCGCCCGCCTGCGCCCAAGTCGCGCTGGCGCCGGTCGGCAGCACGATCCAGCCGTCAGCCGTATAGCCGCCGGACGTGGTTACGGTGCCCGACGTGCCGCGCTGCCACACATCCATAGTGGCGTTGCGGAACTTGTTGACCATGCCGCCGGGTCCGCCGATGATCACGGTAGAGCCGGAAGCCGCAATGCTGGTCCCGTCGCTCGCCGCGAGCGTCACGTCGCCGGTCAGGCCGTTGAGCGCCAGAACCTGCGGACCCTGATCGATGACGGTCCAATTGCCACTCGCATTCGATTCAAGCCCGATGTAGCCGTAAGGCGCGTTGATCACTGCGCTCGATGCACCGTCGATCTTGTCCGTGCCGTTCGCGCTCACCGTGATCGTCTTGGTGGCCGAGCAGGAACCGGATTCGTCGACGACGAGCAATTGCTGTCCGGCATTGAAGCTCGAGGATGCCGGCAGGGTGACGGTTCGCGCTGCGGTGATGGCCGTATAGGCGACCGTCGTGATGCCGGATGCGACCGTGTAGTTCGCATCACTGACCGCATGCCGTGCCAACGACAGCGTGGTGAACGATCCGGCCGCCGGCGTCGTGCCGCCGACGATGCTGCCGTTGATGCCGCCGGAGCCCCAGGTGCCGCTATCGGGGCCGGTGACCGTGCCGGCCAAAGTCGGCGACGTTTGCAGAACAATCTCGCCGGTGCCGGTTTGGCCGTTGGCCAAGTTGAGGGTGCTGATCTGAGAACCGGCAACCTGATAGGTGCCAGAAATATTGATGATGCCAGTTCCTGGCGTACTCTCATTGACGCCTAAAGCTTTTATCCCGGTTGGATTCCCAGTGAAGGCCGGGGCGTTGCCAAGAACGACGGCTCCCGTACCCGTCGTCCCATTGCTGAGATTGGCCGCGCTGATCTGCGAACCGCCAACCTGGTAGGAACCGGAAACATTGACAATGCCGGCGCCGGGCGTTGCCGCGCCGACCCCGAGCGCCGTCACTGCGGCGGCCGCGGGCGTTGTTTGCCCCAATGTCGTTCCGTTTATCGTTCCGCCGGTGAAGGCCACGGCCCCGTCGTCCAGCTTCGCCGCCGGCCAGCCACCCGCCGTCGAGCCATCCTGCACGACGATGCGGTTGTTGGTCGTGTCCACGACCATCTCGCCTTGCGCGCCGGTGAACGAAGCGACCTGCGTCGCACTGCCCCGGCGATATTGAACTTGAACGGCAGTCGTCATTGTTCGATCCTCACGCCGTGCCGAAATCGAGTTCGAGCTCGACCGGCAATGTGAATGATGCGCCGAAATCGTCGGCGCTCGCGACGGTGCTGGTCACCGAGCCGAAATCCCAGGCCCCGCCGCTGACCGCGATCGCTTCGGCAACCGGATGATCGATCGCCACGCCGGTCGGCACGTAGGTGTAAGCGGTGCACGTCGCGATGTTCCGCACGCCGCCGCCGAACACGTTGAAGCTTTGCAGCTTGATGTAGAGCGTCTCGCCGACGTATTGCGACGGCAGGTCGAATTTGAAGATCGTGTTGTCCAGGCGCGAGAAGCTGGCGCCGGAAGCGTGGGATGCGATGGCGGTACCATAGAGCCCGCGGTAGAGCGTGGTCAGCGCATAGGCGTTGGCGGATGTGAGCGTCGCCGTCTCGAACGAGACAAGCTCCGAATCGACGATGCAAATAGTGTTGCCGAGCTGCGCGTCCAGGAGCGTGCCGCCGGTGAGCGCGCGGCCGCTCTCCGCCATGTTCACGGCGAGCGTGTCGGTCGAGTCCGGATTGATGCCGCCGTAGCTCGGCAGCGCGGCGGTGAGCACCCCTTGCGGCGCCGGGCCGACGATGCTGCCGACCTGGCTGTAAGAGCTGCCGTCCGTGGACAGCCAGACGTTGGCGCCGCCCCAGTTCGGATCGGCGACGCCGGCCGCGCCGCCGGACGCCGCGATCCACACTTGCGCGGTAGGGCCGACCAGCGCCGCCGGCGGCTCGAAGATGATCGGCGTGTTGACCGGATCGGCGGCGACGGCGCGGTTGATCGGGTTGTTGGTGACCGCCTGGGTCGCGTAGCGGGTGGCGGTTGCGACGCCGAGCGGGAATTCCTCGGCTGTCACGCTGAGAAAGCCGTTTTCGTCCTCCTCGATTTCGGTAATGCGGATCGCCGCGTCGGCGAGGCCGAGGATCGAATCCGTGACGGTGACGAGGTCCATCGGGTCGAGCAGGCAATATTCCCAGGACAGACGAAAGTTGTAGCTATTGCGGATGTAGACCGCCCGCTGGACGATGAGCTGTCCCGAGATCAAGCCGACGTTCTGATCGCAGATTTCGTGCGCGGTGACGGTCGGCGCGATGCGCATGCCGTAAAGCTCGATGGCGTTCTGATCGCGCGACTCGACTGTCGTGAGATTGTAGGCGTTGTCACGTTCGGCAATTTCGAGGCGCCAGACATTGTAGGCCTCGTAGGGGTCGGACCGGGTCACCTGCAGCGGGTCTTCGTTGTTCTCGACCTTGAAGTCGTCGTCGCCGAGATTGTAGATCGGCGTGACGTTCGGATTGAACGTGATGCCGTTGCCCGAAACAGCGCCGTCGCCGTAGGGAATGAACCTGAACAAGCCGCCCGACCAGACCGCCGCCGTGTTGGTCAGCTGCAGCCATCGCCCGAGTATGGAAGATGCCTGCTCCTGGTCGGTCAGCGCCGGCGACAGCGCCAGCCCGATGGCGCGACAATAGGTCTGATACGACGCATCGCCGCCGCCGCTCGCGCTGAACAGCGAGGTCGCATCGATCGAGGCTTGCGGAAAGCCGACGCCGTATTGGGCGTTGGTGAGAAAATCGGACACCACGAGCGCCGGATCGGCGTCGACGAACGCATAGCCCGCCCCGGTGCCGACGGTGTCGGACGAATTATATTGCAGCTGGCCGTAGCCGCTGCCGTAATAGATACCTTGGACTTCGAAGTTGTGATTGTCGAGCGTCGCAGTGTCGCCGAGACTGTAATCGGAGGCGCACACATAGGCCGAGCCCTGGTAGGCGAGCGCCTGCGCGGGATAGGCAGTCGAAAGATAGCTCCACATGGTTTGCGGCGTCGACCCCGCGAACAACGACAACCCTAGTCCGCTCAACGTATAGACCGATTGGTTCTTCCAGACCTGGTTGATGCCGGCGATCGGTCCCTCGCACAGCGCAAGCAGCACCGCGGCACTGTAGGTGTAGCTGACGGCGCCACTGGTGCTGCCGAACAGTCCGCCCTTGCCGCCGTTGCTGCCCTTGCCGCCGCCGCTTTCTTGAGACTGAAAGTTGTTGTACCAGACGACGTTCGGCGCGAGCTTCGACATGCCCCAGACGATCGGAATGGGCAGCGTGTTGACTGCGGTCTGGATTTGGAGCCCGGTATAATCGGGCGTGGTCGCCGCCTGCGACGCACCGCCGAATAGGCTGCGAAATCCGCTCATTGTTGTTTCGCCCACAAGCTGAAGAACCGCGGGCCGCGCGCGGCGTCGGAAAGAACGCTGTTGTGCCGCGTTTCCTCTTCGAGCACGCGACGTGCCGGATGAAAGGCGTGCACGATCGTCACCGGCTCCGCTGTGGTGACGATGCCGCCGTGCGAATAGCAACGGCCGTAGCGCAGAACCATGATGTCGCCGGGAAGGGGCGCCGCGACCTCGCTGCAGCGCTCGAGCAGAAACGCGAGATAGCGTTCCTCCGCCCGATGCAGATGCCAATCGATCGGATACGGTCGTGGATCGAATGGCGGGCACAATCCGGTGTCGACGAAAACCCGCACCAGCAGCATGCCGCAATCGACGCCGGCCCCTTTGACGTCCGCGCAATTGTGGTACGGCGTGCCGATCCACGACCGCGCCGCCGCAACCACGGCCGCGCGCTCCGCGCTTTCGTTGTGCGTCATCGAATGAACCCGACGTTTTGGGATGTGCGAGAACGACGGACGCGCGCCTTAATCAGCGTACGGGTACGTCATGGCTCAATACGAATATGCGCCGCACCGATCGTTCGGAATAACCGCAAAGAAAACAAATGGCGCAAGCGATACATTTTATGGCGGCAGCGGCCCCGGCGACAGAAATGCATCCGTCACACCGGACGATTTGCGGATCTTATCCAACGCTGCCTTAGCTTCATCGAGAGGAAGATAATCTGTTGCCAATACCGGATAATAATCATTGTCACAAGGGCGTGGACCGATTCGGAGAGTTAGCGACGGACTTTTAGCACTAATGTCATCCATTTTATTCTTTGCATCTTCGACACTTTTACCTGACGCAACGACAACTGCGTACTTATCAAAGTGATCTCGCAATCCAAAAAACGCCTTGAAACCCTTTGCAAACGCACTATCGCCCACGCACGTGTGTATATCCTGCGCGGCATAGGCTGGCGTCACGATCTGAAACTCACGTAGGAGCGATCCTGTATCAGTCCGCCGCGATTGTAGAATCGGAGAAAGCGTCAATAAGATTTGAACACCAAACATGCCGATTAAGAAAAGTAGCCGACCGGTTTTTTGCGCGGAGAGCCAGGCGACAACGCCTCCTATAATTCCACTGACAAAAAAGCCAGCGATGTAGCCAAACATTAGCTCTCCCCTGCGCGGCGAAGTCGGATCCATTATCAGTATTCCATAAACACCGATGCCGGCGCCGAAATAATTTTTAAGACAAGCATAGAAGAGACCTCCTGCGGCACCAATCCACAAGCGCCGGACATGGTCTCGCCAAGTTGTATTTTCATCCGGGCTAAGAATACCGGAAACGACCTTTCCCGTAATAAGCGTAAATAGGTCAGATATCTCCGACTTGGGTTTTTCTTCTTCACCCATTCAACGCCCCCACACAAAAAGTGCGAAAGCAGTATTCTACTTTTCCGTGTGGTCATATCAAGTGCTTTCTCTTTGCGCACTCCCAATAGGCCGCTGCGGTCGCCATCCACTAGGTAACGGGCGCCGCACCGGCGATCGGCGAATACGGCACATGATCATCCGTCAAATCGCCGTCTGCGGCGGCGGAACATAGGGGAACCCGCGAAAGTTCGCCAGGTTGTTGAATTTGGCCTGACACGTCCCCGGCGTGTGGTCGCAGCCGTAATAGACCGTGAAGCCGTCACCGGCTGCCGGCACGCTCTGCAGCGGATAGATGAGCGTAAGCGACGCGCCGGCGGCGACGGAGCCGACGGTCGCCGTCACGCCGACATTGACGCCCGACGTGAAGGTGATCGAGCCCTGCTGATAATTCACGTTCGCGCCGGACCAATTGATCACCGAAGCGGTCGAACCCGAGCCCACGGTTCCCGCCGTACCGTAGGCGTTCTTCACCAGCGTGCAGCCGGTGTCGTAAAGCGTGTGCAGACAGGTCGGCTGATAGACATTGCGCGGCATGTCGATGTCGAGCAGCACCAGGTCGGAATTGACCGTGAGCTTGGCCGAGGTCCGCCCGATCTGATCGACCGTGCCGACGCGGCCCTTGAACAGCGTCACCGAACCGATCGCGGTGCCGCCGATCCGATCGGAGAAAAACACACGGTCGCGCTCGATCTCGCAGCCGTCGAAGGTGCCGTCGCGCAACGCCTGCAGGAACGGCGCGCCGCCGGAAACGGTGTCGGTCGAGCGCGCCGCAACGGTGATCTGTTGCTGGTCGACCTCGAGCCCGACCGAGGCCTTGTATTTGAGGCCGTCGACCAGAATGGCATTGCCGAGATAGGAGTTGCCGCTGTAGCTGAACGACACGTCGACATTGGTGTAGCGCAGGATCAATCCCGAGCGCAGCGTAAAGGTGAAGCAATCGGCCATGTAGAGCGGCACGTCGGGGTTCGCGCGCGCCGTGTTCAGATAACTGACGAGGGCCGAGGATGCCGGCTTCATGGCTTCACACTGCGGAATTTCATGCTGTCGAGCTTCCAGAGGTTCGACATGAACTCCTCGAAGTCCATCTGATCGTCGAGGAACCGGCAGTTGAACGCATAAGCGAAGTCGGCGGATATCACCGCACCGGCGCCCGGCGCCGTCGTGAACGTCAGCGTGTTCGGCGTCGTGAGGCTGTAGCCGCTCGACGCCTGCGCGACGCCATTGAGGTAGACGTTGGCGATCGAGGTGACCCAGCCGACCGGCTCGAGAAAGCCGCCGAGCGAGCGCATCATGGTAAACGCCGTGGTCGCGCCGTCGCCGGTCGCGAACGCCTGGCCGGTGACCGCATCGTCGTCGGGATCGGCATAGAGAAACGTGCCGAACTGGCCTTGCAGCTGAAGAAAAAATCCCATCAGGCTCTGCAGGCTCGACGCGCCGAGGCCGGCAAACGCGCTCGCCGAAGACGTGAGGCCGCCATAGGCCGCTTCGAACTCGTAGAGCGGATAGCTCATCAGCGCGACGCGGACCTCCCGCCCGGAAACGTGCGAGGCGACGCGGGTCGAGAATCCGGGCTTTTTGTGCCGCGACCAGGTCAGGCCGGGCAGCGTCGGCAGCGAAGGCGGCGTGGTCATGAGCGCACCGTGCGCAATTTGAGGGATCGCAGCGCGTAGAGCGTGGCCATGAATTCTTCCAAATCTTCGCTGTCGTCGTCGAAGCAACAAAGCAAATACCAGTCGAAGTCCGCGGTGACGGCGACCCCGGCTGCCGGCGGCGTCGCGAACGTCACGGCCGGCGCAAGCGCCGCGGCGTTGACGGCAAATCCGCCTGTTTGTTCGATGCCGTTGAGATAGACTGCCGAGACTGTGCCGACGCCGGCGGGGAAAAGTGTGTAGCCCCCGATCGACACGACGAACGAAAATGCCATGGTCGTACCGTCGCCGGTGCCCAACGCCTGACCGGCGACCGGCGACAGCGCCAGCGGCTCGAAATAGAACGACGCATCCTCGCCCTGACGCTGCGCGAAGAACCCGACGATCTCCTGCAGCTCGGTGGTCGGCGACGCCATGCGCAGCACATCGTAGCCGAGCTCGATCCGCCACAGCGGCGCGACGTATTTGGCCGCGCGAACCTCGCGGCCTGACACGTGGAGCGCGGACGCGGTCGCAAACAGCGGCGACAACGTGACCGACCAGCCAAGCGTCGGCACGGCCGGGAACACCGGATACGGCCCCGGCGTCGGCGGCGCGTCCGGCACCAGCGGCGTCAGGAACGGCCCCTTGCCGCCGACCCAGTTTCCCGCCGGCCAATCGCCGACGTCGCCCCACACCGCGGTCATTTGCGGAAAAGTCGGAAACGGCCGCGCGTCCCAGTTCCACGCCGACATGAACGCGGTCTGGATCATCGGCACGCCGCCGCTCGAGGTGACGTTGTTTCCGTCGGTCACCCAGTATTCATAGATCGCCTGCAGCGCGAGGAGCTGCAATTCGTCGTCGCGCCGCGGCGCGTAGCTGCCGGCAACGCTCGCGCTCGGATCCCAGATCGACCAATAGGGCGTCGCGCTCTCGGTCGAAGCCGGATCGTAGAACACGTTCGGCTGATTGGTGCCGCGGTCGCACGCCGGGTAGCCGTACTCGGCGAACGTGATCGACTTCGATTGCGGCACCCATTCGGTGAACGGCCCGTGCGGCGACCACCCAGTGCCGTCGCCGTCGTCGTAGACGGCCTGGTGCGGATTGTTCCACCACCAGCGCAGCTGCTTGTTGGCCAGCAATTGCTGATTGGCCGCATACGCGTTGCGCGATTGCGTCAGGCGGTCGCCTTGCGGCACCGACACCCGCAGATCGGTGCCGTTGGGGTCGAGCCCGATCCCGAGATTGGTGCTGTCGTTGTAGTACCAGTTGAAATACTGACCGCCCTCGATGCTCGCCTTGAGATAGGTCGTGTCGTAGATGGTCGGCTGCCCGGTGAGCCCGAGGCCGTTGAACGTCGCGGACCCTGGCGGCCATGCCCCGGCCGGCGCCGGATCGAGCCAATATTGCGCATCGAGACCGCCGGCTGCCGTCGTCCAGTCCGACAGCGGCAGATAATTGTCGAACGCGACCAGATCGATATTGCCGTGGCCATAAAGCTGATCGAGATGCGGCCATTGGCCGTTCGCGCTCGGATGCTGATAGCCCATCCACACCGACCAATCGGCGGAGTAGCTGATCAGATTGTGCAAGCCGGTGAGATCCTTGGTGAGCCCGGCGCCGTCGAACACGCTGCGGACATCGTCCGCAAGCTGCGTCAATCCGGCGACGAACGGATAATCCCAGGTCACCTTGCCGTCGGTCCCGGTGGTGCCGGCTGGGGTCCAAGCCGGCCCGCGGATCGTCTCGAGGCCGCGCAGCTCCGAGCCGAGCAGAAAGAGATCGACGCCGCCGGCGACGACGCACAAATTCGCATAGTGCAGGATCATCCGCCGGTAGGTGTAGTCGGTCGACGATCCCGCATAAGCGACAGTCAGGTTCGTGGTGTCCGGCGTGAATTGCGAGGTCGCTGCACTGCCGAGGAAATTATCGACCGCGGTCGTCGCGGCGCTGGAAATGTCGGTGCCGTTGTAGGTGATGCGGCCGCGCCACGGCTCGCCGCTCGCCGTCATCAGGATGAAGGGATAAAACACGACCCGCAGCCCGCGCGACTTCAGATCGCGCATGCAGCGCACGATCGATTGATCCGACGGCGTGCCGCCATAGATGAACGCGCCGCCGACCTGCGGAATGGCGATGAGACCCGACGAACTCTGCGTCAGGCCCGAACAGCGCCACTCATCCGCCGCGCCGGACGCCTGTTGAAACGCGCCGCCGATATAGGTGGTCGAGGGATAGAGCTGGCACGCCGTGATATCGGTCGAATTGCCGAACCATGACACCACCAGCGCCACGGTCGTGCAGCCGGGAAACTCCGCCTGCAGATTGTCGAGTGCGATCGTATAGTCCGTGGTCGATCCAGTCCCGGCCAACGGCCCGCCATTGGCGTAGCGGTTGATCGACGTCAGGCTCGTCTCGGTGACGCGCTGGCCGAGAAAGGCGACCGTGTCGTACGTGAACTCGCCGGTCGACGGCAACAGGTTCACGCCGATGATGTAGGTCATGTCGGGAATCTGCAGTCAGGGCGAACGTGAATGAAAACTCAGTTCCAGCGATTCCCGTCACGGATGGATCGCCCGTAGCCCGATATGGGCGCCGCGTTTGACCGCGTCGTTGATCGCCCGCAGCATGTGCTTGGAGTTGTCGTTGAAGAAGCGCGCGACGCTCTGCGAATCCAGCGCGGAGACACTGATGCTCACCGGCGCGTGAATCTGCGGCGACATGTTGGCGCCGGTATAGGGCCCGGAGCCGCGCGCCGCGGGAATGATGGTCTCGCCCGGATGGATCAGCGCAAGGCCGCCGCGCACCACATAATCGGTGCCGACATCGAAGATCGCCGCCGCGGATACGGACGCCTGCGCGGCCGCCGCCGGCCCCGCCGCCGCCGGCCCCATGGTCGGCGCCAGGAAGGCGAACACGCCGGCAAACGTCTGCGCCGCATCGGTCATGATCGCCTGCATGGCGTTCGTGGCGTTGGCGAGGATGCCGGACGCCGCCCCGGTCTGCTGGGCCGCCGCGCGCGCGGCGGCGCCGCTCGTCGACGCCGTGGTCTGCGCCAGTTCGGCCGCCAGCCACTTCACCACCATCTGCTCGCACATCTCGATGAACTTGATGATGACGTCGCCGAGAATGTTCTTGAACGCCTGCGACCAACTCGTGGTGCCGGCGAGCAGCCCGCGCAGCTGCGAATTGAACGCGGTTTCGATGGTGCCGAGCGCGGTATTCCACATCTGCTGCTGCTGCGCGATCGCCTGCTCGTCGAGCTTGATCATATCAGTGCGGTGCTTGGCGTCGAGCAATTCGATCTTTCCGATAATCGCTACCCGTTGCGCGAGCTTTAGGCCGTCGAGTCCGGCCTCTTGCTGCAACAGGGCCCGTTCGGCTTCGTATTCCTTCTGCGTCTCCTGCTCGAGCAACGCGAATTTCTGGTCTTGCGTGATTTGAAACTGCGCCACCTGGGCATCGAGAACGACCTTCTGCTCCGTCAGACCCAAGTGCAGAAGCTTGATTTCGGTGTTAAGCTCCTTGAGCGGGGATACGCTCGCTTCTGCCTGACTACCGAGCGCGCCGAAATCCTTGACCGCTTGAGACAAGGCATTGGTCTGAAACGCCGTTCGGAACGTGGCATTCAATTGGGTCACGTTGCCATTGACGCTCTGCACCGGAGCCGTCAGATCCGAAAGCGCCGCGCGGACCTGCTCGATACCAGCCAGGGCATCGTCGGTCGCGGCGCTAAAGTTGATTTCGACGGAATTGTCGTCGGCCATGAGAGGCTCCTCGCGGAACTCACCTGATTGCGCCGCCCGGGAACATCGCGAGCAGTTCGTGATAATTAGACGACGGCCGCGCCCGCGGCTTGTGGCCGAGATAGGCGGCGATCATGCGACGCACGGGCGGATAATCGATCCAGGCCCGGTGCAGGTCTTCCAGAAACGGAATGTCGACCTGATCGAGCACTTGTTCGCGCGTCCAGTGCAGCTCGATCACGAGGTCGGCGACGAGCGCGCGCCAGTCGACGCGATCGAAGCGCTCGCCGCCAAGATTTCCCCCGCGGCGGCGCCCTCCCCGCTGTCGACCCGCCGCCCGCCGGCCTGCTCGATCACCACCGGCAAAGCCGCGACAAGCTCGCCGATGGTGATCGGCAAATCGTAGAACTCGTCCCGGGTCAGCTTGGGATGGGCGCGGCGCAACCCATGCCACAGCACTTCGGCGAGTGGCGCGAGCCGTTCGCCCGACAGCGTGTCCACGCCGATCGCCGAGAGCTTCGGCACGTAATCGGCGATGGCCAGGATCTGCCGCAGCGACAGCGGCGCGATGAACCAGTCGCGGCCGCCGAGCCGCACGGTCCGGGCCGCCGCGATATCGATGGATTCGTCACGTTCAAGGCTCAC